CTGGAAGAGGAATTTAAATCCGCGCTCAATCGGGGCGGGTCTGAAGAGGTCAATTTCAAAACAAAGAACCTTAATCAATGGGTTGACGCGCCGACCGTCTGGATTCAAGACGAGAAGGTAAGAAAGTGCAGCCGCGGGACCACCGACGCCGATCTGGTTGGGCAGACCTGTTACGCCGGATTGGACCTTGCGAGCCACGTGGATATAAACGCGCTGGCCCTGTACTTCCCGGAATTGAAGGCGATTAAACTGCACTATTGGATTCCGGAGGCGAAGATGGAGGAAAACGCCGACCGCGTGGACTACAAAACATGGGCTGCAGAAGGCCGGATCTTCGTGACGGATGGGAATGTTATCGACATAGACGCGCAGGTGGAGAAGATCACCGAGATTGTAAGGGATGTGAACTGTCGGAATATTGCCTTTGACCCGGCAAAAGCATACCACGGGACGGTGCAGGGGCTTCAGAAGGCGGGGTTGAATAACATTTTGGATGAGTTCAATCAGTCGATTAAGACCATGAGCGAGCCGACGCGGGAACTTCAGCGGCTTGTGGAGAGTGCGGAGGTCGATCTGATGGATGACCCTGTACTCCGGTGGATGTTCCGCAACGCGGTCGCTGTGACGGATGCAAACGACAATATCAAACTGCACAAGGCGAAATCAATGAACAAAATAGACGGTTTGACAGCGATTATCAACGCCATCGGCGGATATATGAGCGGGGCGAAGCCGGAGCCATACAAAGATTCAGATTTGAAAATCCTTAATTTTTAACAAATATGAGAATTTTAGCATTAACCATCACGAAAGACGACACAACATCATGGTACAGGGCCGCCGGTGTATTCCGGGACCTGATGCGTAAAATGCCGGGCCTGACCATCGACACCCACGACATAAGCAAGATCGGAAACCTCACGTGGTCTACGCTTACGCAGTACGACATCGTATTCCAGCAGAGGCCATATGCCTCGCTTCCGTTGACCAGATTTCTGAAAGACCTGCACATTCCGGTTTGGATCGACTACGACGATAATTTGTTTGAGATTCCGCAGGCTAATAACCGGGCTTTTGACACGTTTTCCGACGAGAAGGTGCATCAGAACCTCGCAGAGATAGCCAAACTTGCCGACGTGATCACGGTGTCCACCGCGGCCTTAAAAACGCTATATGGCCCGCTTAACAAAAATGTCCGGGTTGTACCCAATGCCCTGCCATTTGATTTTATCGGTGAACCAGCGCAGGGACCTACGCAGAAAACGGTTTTGTGGCGTGGTGGGGACTCTCACCGTATGGATCTGAGGGTTCACGAAATCCAGATACTTCAGGCGCAGGACAAATACAAAGATTGGAACTTTGTCTATGCCGGGTACAACCCATGGGAGTTTTATCTGCCCAATAAAAAATACCGGAAGCCGGAAGATCCGGTTTTGTATTTCAAATGGCTGAAGGAATACCGCCCGCGGGTGATGCAGGTCCCCCTATATAACGACTTTTTCAATCATTGCAAGAGCAACATAGCGGCTTTAGAGGGGACATTCTCCGGGGCGGTTTGCCTTGTGCCGGATTGGGAAGAATGGAATGTTATACCGGGGACGATCAAATATAAGGATCCGCAGGACTACGGCGAGAAATTGGACTTCCTGCTCCGGGAGCAGATCAGCTACAACAAATACCGTAATCAGGCGCTCGACTATATCCGGGAATACTACGACCTGAAGCACGTCAACAGGCTCCGGGTCGATGTTGTGAACGAACTGATGGAGATTGCCTGATGGTTCCGCCGCGAATTATCCAGATGACGACAAAGCAGGGATTCATTTCCCTGTTTTGGTCCACCCTGGCGGATATGCGGATCAGGGACCCCGGAATTACCCATGAACAGGTATATGAGATGCTTGAGTCTGAATATCAGCGGGAGTTCGGACAACGGAGGTACGCGAGTTTTAGGAGTTTCAGAGATAATCGGGACAGGTAAAGTAAAGTTATTTTCGACTTTTGCATAAAAGTTTGTTAATAACAAATTGACAGGCGTCAAAATAATCTTGACCTTTGCGATAATTGGTCCAATATATCGCAATGAGGTTACCCGCTTTCATTGAAAAACGCCTGATAGATTACGCGAAAACGCGCGGATTGCTGGTAATGCCTGCTTCTTCGTACATTCCGCGCAATGGTGGCATGACCGCTGCCGGGCAAATGGTTGACCACGACACGGCCCTTACGTTTACCGGCGCCTTTGCCGCTATTTCCATCAAAGCCGAAAATCTGGCCTCCCTTCCAAAAGCCGTATATGAGCGCACCTCCACGGGAAAGAAAGAATTGACCAGGCACCCCGTTTATTCCCTTATTCACCACCGGCCAAACTCCTACATGACCGATTTCGTGTTTTGGGAGTACATGGAATCCTGTGTCGCCGGGTGGGGCAACGCCTACGCCGTCATCGAATGGGCAGGTAATGGCTTCCCAAAGGCCCTGCACCCGGTTCATCCCGGTTCCGTAATGGTGATGACCCGCGGGTATGACGTCGTTTACAAAGTAACGGAAGGCAAAAACGCAGGTACTTACCTCGCAGACGACATTCTCCACGTCAAACTTTTCTCGAAAGACGGGATTGTAGGCATTGACCCCGTGACATACCACGCCCAAAGTATCGGTATCGGGCTGGCCGGTCAGCAATTCGCCGCTGAATATTTCAACAAAAAGGGCGCGCTCCGGGGAGTTATCGAAACTGACGGGGAACTCTCCGACGCCAGCTATTTAAGGGTGGCCAAACGGATAGCGGAAGCCGGGGACCACGGGACTCCTATTCTCGAACACGGCCTAAAGTACAAAACCATCGGCATCAGCCCCGACGCGGCGCAGGCCATCCAAACCCGATTATTTTCTATACAGGACGCATCCCGGATTTGGAAAGTCCCTGTTTCCCTTCTTGCAGAACACACGCACTCGACATTCACAAACACGGAACAGCAGGACATTCAGTTCGTTAAATACGGACTTCGCCCGGAGTGCAAACGATTTGAAACCGAGATTGAGCGCAAGCTATTCCCTGAAGGTGAAGCGGAGCGCATTGATGTAAAATTCGACCTGAAAGGGCTGCTCCGGGGGGACTTGGCCGCGCAGTCCGACTGGTATCACAAGGCTGTTCTCGATGGATGGATGTCCCGCAACGAGGTCCGCGAGTTGGAAAACCTGAATCCCGTGGACGGCCTCGATGAATATCTGGTCCCCTCAAATATGACCCTCCCCGAACTACTTGGAAATCTTAACACGCCAAAAAATGGAAAATAGGAAATACATAACCGGAGAGATCCGCGCCTTTGACCGCAAAACTGCCGAAGAAACGCGGACCGTGGAATTTGTGATCAGCGACGAAACCCGCGACCGGCACGGAACGGTCATCCCAATATCGGCATGGAACCTGGACAATTTCAATCGCAACGGGATTGTTGGTTACCAACACGACGTTTACGGGTCCTTCGATCCAGACCCCGATAAAGTTCTGGGGCCGGGTGAAGCATTTGCCGAAGACGGGAAGCTGATCGGGCGCGTGACGTTTGAGCCGAAAGATATTAACCCGCTTGCAGAAAAAATCTTTCGCAAAGTCCTAAACGGGACACTGAAAGCCACATCGGTAGGTTTCCGCGAAACGGCCCCCGGCAAATGGGGTGAAGGCGAACAGGCGGTCAATGGGAAGAATCCTACTTACTATTTCAGTGCCGTGGAACTGATGGAATTTTCAATCGTGAACATCCCCTCAAACCCTAACGCCCTGCGCCGGACCATCGAAGAGGAAACCACCGCGCGGCAGGATAAAGAAGAAATTCAGCGCCTCGGGGGACAGATCATCGCCCAGCAGGCAGAGATTGAAGCGCTTAAATCGAAGCTGGAGTTTACAGAGAAAGCAATGAGATATTATCAAAAAAGCCGGAGAGGCTAATTATTAACAATTAAACAAAAGTTCAGAAAATGAAAAAGTCCGAAGAATTGAAACAGAAGCGGACGGCCCTTGAGGCGAAGATGGCAGAACTGACCTCGAAGGCTGAACGTACCGCGGAGGACAACTCCGCGTTTGACCAAATGGCGCGCGATATTGACGCGCTGGATCTCGACATCGCCCGTGAAGAGCGCATCGAAAAGATGGCGATCCGGCACGTGATCGAAGCTCCGAACATCATCACCGAAAAAAAGAGCTTTAAGGATTACAGTTTCCGGAAGGCGATTTTTGAAACTGCCTACCGTGGCGGCCTGACCGGCCTTGAAAAGGAAATGCACGAAGAGGCCGTTCGTCAGAACGAAGGAGTGCAGGGGATCGGGGTTCCCGATTTCGTGATCAACTCCCGCGCCGACCTGGCCGCTACCAGTTCCAAACTTGTGGCCACCGACACGAAAGACTTCATTGACTCGCTGAAGGCCCGGTTGGTGGTCGTGCAGGCTGGCGCCCGCGTGATGACCGGTCTGAAGGGGAATCTCTCGATTCCACGTCTGACCTCCGGGGCCGTCGGTTGGGCATCTGAAGTGGCCGACGCCAAAGATTTCGCGGCCTCGTTCGACAACGTGGAAATGTCCCCGAAGAGGCTGACCGCCTACCAGACCATGAGCAAACAGCTCCTGATCCAGTCCAGCTACGACGTGGAGGCCATTCTCCGCGATGACATGATCAATGCCGTGGCCCTGGGTGTGGATTCCGCCGCTATTTACGGGGGATCAGCCAGCACACCGACCGGGATCCTGGCCACATCAGGGATCGGTAGCGTGACCGGCGGAGCCACCGGAGCCGCCCCCACCTGGGAGAACATCGTGGCGTTGGAAAGAGAAGTCGCTGTGGATAATGCAGACCTTGGATCACTGGCCTTTTTGACCAATCCCAAAGTACGGGCAAAACTGAAAAGCACCGCCGTGGGGACTGATCAGCGGATGGTGTGGGCTGAAAACGGAAACACCCTGATGGGTTATCCCGCCTATGTTACCACGCAGGTTCCCTCGACGCTGGACAAATCCACTACCACGGGCGTTTGCTCGGCTATCATCTTCGGAAATTTCTCCGACCTAATGATCGGGCAATGGAACGGCCTTGACATCATCGTGGATCCCTACACCGCCGCCAAAAAGGCACAGGTGAATGTCTTTATACATTCATGGTGGGATGTCGCCGTGCGTCACGCTCAGTCCTTTGCCGCGATGCTCGACGCCTTGACCACTTAACGCGGTCCCAAAATCCTTTCATATTCCCCAGGGGGCGGGGGCAACTCCGCCCCCCTATTTAAAGAACAACAAAACAAGCGATGAAAGTAAAGATCTTGAGGCCGATTCCAGGGTGGGCGTATTTCGGGGGAGAAACCACGGAGATTCCAGACGAAAGGGCTGCGGAACTGATCGCACGCGGTAACGCCATCCCGGTTCCGGAAACCATGCAGGAGATCCCGGTTATTAAAGCCTATGTAAGGGAAGAGGAAACCACGAAAAAGGAAACGGTTCGCACCAGGAAAACGAAATGAAAACAAGCCGGTTCATATCACGAAGCACAGCCCTCCCGGTCACGATCTACGAGGTTAAGGAGCATTTGGGCATCTACCACTCGGAGAAGGATGTTAACCTTAAAATTCTGATGGAGGCCGCCTGTAATGCGGCGGAGCAGTTCACGGGTCAGATCTTTCGGGTCGGCGGTGATACGATTGAACAGGCCATTGAAAAATTCACCCCGGTCATTGATCTGGATTACTCCCCGGCAACGGGTGTAGCGTCGGTCAGCTATTTCGACGGGTCGGAATATCAAACGCTGGCCACCGGCAATTACACATTCCTGGACTACACCACCCCCCAGAAGGTCGAATTTTCCACGACTCCGGTCGCAACGGGATCCACGGCGAAGGCCGGGTTAGTCCGGTACGTGGCCGGTTACGCCTCCCCTGCGACGGTCCCCGCCGATGTCCGGGCGGCCATTCTTCTGATCACGCAGCACCTATACGAAAATCCGGGGGACACGGTTCGCCAGCTCCCCACGGTATCGGAATATTTACTCAGAAATTACAAAGTTCATTAGGTTTTCATAGCGGTTGGTTTTAGTTGGTTTTGGCCCCGTCCACACCGGGCGGGGCTTTTTTGAAAAACGAAGATGGAAAAGCAAAAGGTTTTTGACACATACGCGGAGTATCACAAGCCCACACGGGTGAAGGATAGCCACGGCCATGTTAAGGAAACCTATGCCTTGCATCAAAAGGCGATGGTTGGCATTGAGCGCTATGCCGGTGGGGAGAGTGCCGGGGCTGATCGGATCGCGTGGGACGGGACTTTTACTATCCTTGGGCATTACATCAGCACCGTGGACATAACATTCCGCGTAAAAATCGATTCCGACTATTGGGCCATCGTGGACATTGAACCGTTGAATCGGCGCCGTTGGATGAGGCTGCGCGTTAATAAAGTGGTGGGGTGATGGAACCAAACGGAATACATATCAATGTAAAATCTGAGGGGGTCGCCGAAACGATGGAGATACTCAGCAAGCTCCCGGCGAAGGTTGCGAAACGGCCCATTCAGAAAACCCTGCGCAACGCCGCAAAACCTTTGGAACGGGAAGTGCAGCAGAACCTACCCCCGAAAGTTTCGGAGCTAAAAAAGGCCATCACCACGAAAAACATGAGGTCCCTCCCTGCCGTGAAAACCGGTATCTACACAAAGCGGGTGATGGTACAACTCCGGGATGGGCGTAATTACGACGCTTATTATCCCCTATACTGGCTTAATTACGGAACATTGGAAAGGCGCGATCCTACGCACCAATTCCAGAAGCCGGTCAGAAGAACCCGGCATTTGCTGGCGGGGATCCGTCCGCAGAGGTTCGTTCAGAAGTCCTACGACAATGTTTTTCGGGAGGTGGTCGAATACGCGGAAGCCAATCTGCTGAAAGACGCTGAAAAGTTCCTGGACCAGCAGAGTAACAAAATGTTCAAACAGACAAAAGTCGCATGATCTTAGAAGCTATACATAGCGCAATAAGCGGGGTTTGCGAAGCATACGCCCTGATAGGTGACATAGAGGCCGAAACCCCCTTTGCCGTATATAACGCCTCCCCTACGCCTCTACGGGACAAATCCGGGATCGTGGGGTATGATTACGACGTTACGGTTTCCATCGTTTCCCCCGATCTCGACACGGTTGTAAATATGTCCTCCGGTATTATATCGGGGGTACTGGCGATGACAGATAACACGCGCAAGGGGACATCGATAGATTTCGCCCACTTCCAGGGGGCGGAACAGAGATATGATGCGGTGGCATCGGTTCATGTGAATGATTTAAAGTTCAGAATAGTAACAGAAAACGAATAAAATGGCACACTCAAAAGTAAAAGGTTATCAGGTGGCTTTGACAATCGGTACGGATTCGATTGTAGGCACGACCTCCGACACGTTCGCCGGTGGCGGGGTAATCAAAGAGGCGATCCAAAAATCTGATCAGGGGCAAACGCAGTACCTGAATGCGGGCTACGAAGGTACCCACAGCGTTAACGCGTTTGTTTATACTGGATCCGAAGGAGCTAATGAACTCGGCCTCGCGTCGGTCTTGGCGGCCTGCCGGGATAACACGACCGGAACCTATGCCCTGGCATTGGGTTCTAATCCAGGGGATCCCCTGATTACTGGGACTTGCACTTACCTGAGTTGCACAGTCAACAGCAACTCCGAGGATTACGCTGATTGTTCGGTGGAATTGCAGATCACCTCCGCCCCCACAGTTACAACCGTTTAAATAAGAGAGATATGGCACTTGCAAAAGTTTTAGGGTATAATATTTTGGTGGCCCTGGGCGGGAAGAAAATAGCCGGAACCACCTCCGACACCTTCACCCTGGC